ATAGCCGCTGGAACCCGCCGTGCTGGAATAGCCGCTGGAACCCGCCGTGCTGTAATCGCCGCTGGAACCTGCCGTGCTGGAATAGCCGCTGGAACCCGCCGTGCTGTAATCGCCGCTGGAACCCGCCGTGCTGTAATAGCCGCTGGAACCCGCCGTGCTGGAATAGCCGCTGGAACCCGCCGTGCTGTAATAGCCGCTGGAACCCGCCGTGCTGTAACGGCCGATGGAAAAAGGTTCTTTACCCTTCACCCGATTAAAAACGGCATTCACCGTAGCTTTTACCAACCCTGCAAAATTCACCTCACTTTTCACCGTCAGCTCAGTGCAAGCCAGTTTGCTGTCCTCTTCGCTTTTATCCACGCTCCCGCCGCACTCGACCTCAAAAAAGCGCGGGCTATCCCTCAACGGGTAGTAGCGCAGCACATCAAACGGGTTCTCGCAAGCATGCATTCCGGCATTGCAACAGTCGGCCTTGTCCTCATGGTAGGTCTCGCCGACCTCGTACTGCTTGCCACGGCACTGCATATTTTTGTCCATGGCCTTGTAGGCGATGATCTTTTCGCTCATGCTTATACCTCCTTAACAAACTTCCCGGAGGTAGTGGTGTTCCTCTGGGCAGCGGCTGCGGCAAACAAACTGGTCTGGCCGTTGGTCTGCTGGATCAACATCACGGTGTTGGTGCTGGGCTTCCAGCGCTGGATATACTCCACCGCCTCGTCAAAGCGCTTGCGGGGGATGTTGCCCACGCTGTTTACCCGGAACCAGTCCTGCACATCGTGGTTGCACTCGCTGTACACCTTGCTGCGCACGTGGTTGTCGATGTAGGCCGGGGTGTCCTCGCCGCCAAGCGCCGCGATGACGGCCCGGCTGATGGCCTTGCGCAGCACACGCTGCTGGTTGTAATCCACCGTCATGGTGTTCTCTAGCGCCGTGAGCCGCTCTTCTTGCCGCTGGGTGCGGTTGTCCAGCATAAACAGCGCCTGCATCTCCTTGCTGAGCTTGGGCATCATGTAGCTGCCCGTCTTGCGCAGGGCGGGCAGCACCTCGCTGGTGACCCACCGCTTAAACCGCACTGCGCCTTCCAGCTTGCTGCCAAAAATCAGGCTGTACACGCCGGATTCGTTGATGATGGTCATTCCTCTCGGAGTTTCAAAACTGTCGTTTTGGCAGTTTTGCTTGTCTTGCTCGTCAACGTGCTTTTTCAGCGCTCCGAACGTGTCGCTGTAGCCCAGCGCCGCCGCCACGTCCTTGCCCACGAACCACGGCTCGCCGTTCTGGTCTACCGTGCGGATGTCCCCAAACTCGGGGCTTGTGAAAATTTGAATGTTTGCCATGCTTAATTTTTTTCCTCCCTGATTTTAATAATGTCACTCACGGCGGTTTCCATTTTCTCACGGATGCCGCGCGGCTTGCGCTGGCCATTCAGGATCATCGAGCAGTAGCTCTTTGTCCAGCCCAGATGAGCGGCAAGCTGTTCCAGCGTGACTTTGTTGTTGTGCATTCGGCCAATCAATCGGCCAGTCCACGGTTCAGGCACTCTTCCACCTCCCTGTTATGTGTTAATAAATTGACAACGGCGCACCGATTTGTTATACTGTTCAAGCCTTAGATACCGGCAAGAAAGGAAGTTCGATGCAAATTGAAGGACTTTTTGAACCAGCCTGTTCCAGACACGAGCAAGTGCGTTCTGGTGACAAATCGGTGAAAAGTCTGTCTGTGAAGCGACCACAGGCAGATTTTTTCTTGTCGCCGTGTCAAAAGCAGTTGAAAAAGTTAACAGAATGTGCTACTATGTAGTTGCAGACACATAGATAATATGGCTTGAGCGGATGTCCGCTTGGGCCGTGTTTCTTGTTAGCTTTTTTAACTACAAGGGCATTATACAGCTAGCGTAGTTAGTTGTCAATAAAATTCACTAACTTTGCTAGCTTTTGTATGCTTGCACAAAAGAGGGAGCGCTTTTATGAGCAGTTTTTACGAGAAGTATTTACAGCTTTGCGTTGCTCATGGAGAAAAGCCGACAGCCGTTGCAAAGAAAATTGGCCTTTCAAATGCGGCTCCATCTGGGTGGAAAAAAGGAAAGGCCCCCTCGGATGCGACAAGGCAAAGCATAGCTGCTTACTTTGAAATCCCTGTCGATGCACTCGATGAGAATCCAGCGCAAAAAGAAAAGCCCAGCACCGTCGGAGAGATAGACTTGAGCGGTCTGTCTCCTGAAGATGCTGAGCTTGTGCAAAAGATTCTGAACGCTTCGGAAGCGAAAAAGAACGCAATCCGGGAGCTGCTCTGAATCAGCCGTTTAGAATATCGAGGACTTTCTGACGAAATGCAGGGTCGCTCTTAAGCTTTTCGATGATTTTTCTGATTTCGTCCGGGCTGAAAGATGTGTCCTGCATTTTGCTTTGTCCTCCTTATATAATTGTTATGTGTGAGGTGTTGTGGTATGGCACGAGGCGGCCGCAGGAAGGTATCTATTTATACTCAGCGAGACCGCGCAAACAAACGGTGGCTTAAAAAAGTCGGGAAAGCAATCACGCCAAGCAAACGCACACAACGTGCAATAGCAGAAGCTATATTTTCTCCCGTTCCTTCTAGCTCTACAATTCAGAAAAGAGCGCCGTACAAGCAAGCACCCGTAAAATGGAAAGACGCAAGGCCTACGCTTTTGCAATGGGCTGGTTGCTTTGCTATTGGTTTAATTTGCTTGTGTCCCATACTGAGCATCTGGAAACCTTCTTTCAATATTTCAGAAATTTCCCTTTTGTTCGTCGCTTTCTTTGCCTTTCCTTTTTTGGTTGCAGCACTTTGCGTTGTCGATTATAACAAAACTAAATATCGCTCTTACCATTCGGGAGACACCGCAGCTGCTCCAGATACTTTTGATTTCCCTGCAATGGAAAGCATTGATAAGATCGCCCCAGAAGAAACAATAGCAGAAATCGACCGGATGAACGCCAAGATTTTCATGGATGAATTTCAAGATTCCATGAATATCATGCAGAAAACGGCAGACCCAGATACTTTTTTCTCTCGGTATGACCTTGCTTTGGAACGTCTCGACAACATGATAGAGCTGCAACAGAAGGGAATAAAATTCACCTGTGACCTTCCAGCCTTGAAAGCTCAGGCGCTTGACCAGGAAACCACTGCTGAAACTGTAAATGTACTGATAGATAATGCCTATGCAAAACAGGTTCAGAAACTTTCCGCTCTCAAGACTGAGCGTGGCCGCTCAAACTCTACGCAAAGATGGTATGCATCTTTTGAGCCGTTTTTAGACCGAATGCCACTCTGCTCTAAAACGTATCTTGAAATGAAGCACACCGCTTTGCAAGAGGTGTAACCAATGGATTTATTTACAGCGTTTTCGTTTATGAATGGCGAAGAACCACCAATTCCGGCAGAAGAACAAAAGTATTATCAAGAACCGTCCTATTATAAGGATTATGTTCCGTCTTTCGCTCTTGATGCCGTGAATGGTATGCGTCGAGTGGTTCCGTTTGCAGAGCAGATGCAAAATCAGCCCTCTACCGAGAATGGATTATACCGAACTGAAATTGCATTGCTGAAATATTGCTCATATGGAACATATCCGCACCCGAGATATGGTTATCCGGGCCTTTGGTGGTTTGAGTATGGCATAAAAAATGTTGGCTATCATCTTCAAACGCTGGAAAAGCGGGGCTTTATCCAGATGAATGAAAAAGGCAAGTATTTTTTAACCGAAAAAGGGAAGTCTGAGCTCGAATCCAACATTTCGATGCTCGATATGTAGGTTACAACTGAATTATACAACTGTTGATTGTAATGCGTCAAGCGCGTTTAATCGCGCAAAAATGCGCGAAAAATTTAGCATTTGCGCTGAATCGCTGAAATTTACGCTGACTTTTTGCTAAATACGCGCGTTTCGTGCGAGCAACGTGCAAAATATGCACGTTGCTATCCGTGGTTGCAAGGTTGTTGCAATTTTTGCAACAGTTCAACGGCAAGCTCCCCGCCGGGTGCGTCTGCTGCGGCCTTGAGCTGCCGGAGATCCCCGGACTTGCGGGTCACAAAAAGTCGAGCCCGGGCCTGTCCCTCGGGCGGCATATCCTCATAGCAGGCCAGCGCGGCGCGGATGTGGGTGCAAAACAGCTTCATCTTGTCCATCTTTAGTCCTCCCAAGGTTCAGGTGTTCGGGCCGTGCCGGTCAAAATGGTGGCAGGCATCCCGTCAATGATGGTCATTTCGTTTTCTTTGCCGTTTCTTTGCTCGAAATCCATTTTATTTCACCTCTGTTTTTGTTCAATTTGTCCAACTTGTTTTAGATTTTACCATTTTATGGGAAAACTTGAAGGACTTCCGCTCTGTCGAGTGGCATGGGTTTTTCCCATGTCACTTTTTGTTTTTATGGCATGGAAATTTGTGAGGTTATAATTGATGAGCTACTTTACTGCGGAAAAGCTTGGTGTCGCATTGGCGCGGGCCAGAGTCGCGGCTGGCTTGAGCCAAGTCGACATGGCCCGCCGGATCAACAAGGGAAAGGCTACGATCCAGAGCTGGGAGTGCGGGGCGTCCAGCCCACCAGCTGACAAGATAATGGACTGGTTCGAGGCTTGCGGGACTTCTCCGCTCCCCGCCATGCAAGAAATGCTGCACCCAGAACTTTATAAAGAGCCCGTACAGCGCAAATCAGACGAAGAGCTGGATGAGGCGCTTACAGAATACTTTCGCACAGCGCCGCGAATTGTAAAAGAGATGGTGCTGTTTATCCTTTTGGGCCGACATGGCAGCTATCCACCGGCGGTGTTTGCTGAGGTGTGCGCGAATCTGCATACTCCCTTGCAAAACAAGGTATCCGTCTGCGGCCAAATACTGGACAATTACGGGTTTGCCGTGGCTACAGGAACAGACCCGATCCCGTGGGAAGTCCAGCCTCCGGTGAGTCTGCTGCAGTCGGCATACCAGGCGGGAAAAGAGGCCGCGAAGAGCGGCGAGACCGACTATACTGCAAAGCGAGGTGAAGAGCGTTGAGGTGTATTCGCGCCTGCTGCCGTCGGGAAATACCGGACGATGCATCTTTTTGCCCCTACTGCGGCAAGAAGCAGCCCGAAGCCGCCCCGCAGCAAAGAAAAAAGCGCCGCCGCCCAAAGGGCAGCGGCAGTGTATATAAGTTGAGCGGGACGAGGTCAAAACCGTATGTGGCCCTGACAGCCAAGCGAGACGTTCTGGGGACGTTTGCGACGCCGGGTGAAGCAGTACAAGCACTGGACGCTTACAACGCCCAGAACACCCCCGCAGCGCGTCTGAAATGCACTTTTGCGGATGCCTATGCCCAATGGAAAGCGCAGCCCAAATTTGACAAGCTCAGCACTGACATGAAAAAGGGTTATGAGCTGGCCTATGCAAAGGCTGCGCCGCTGTATGACCGACAGCTTCGGGAATTAAAAGCCGCAGACTATCAACAGGTGATTGACCAGATGGTGGAAAAGGGCCTCTCCCGCAGCTCCTGCGAAAAGCAGCGCACACTTTTCAGCCAGATCTGCGAGTGGGCAATGGCTCAGGACATCATAAACAAAAACTATGCCATGCTCTTGCAGCTCCCAGCGGCTACAGGCAAGGCAGAGCGAACCTTGACCGCTCAGGAGATCGAGCAGATAAGCAGCCGACAAGACGACCCGAAGCTTGGGCAGACAGCACAAATCGCAATGGTGCTGCTCTACACCGGTATGCGTATCGATGAGCTGCTCTCCATGCGCTGCGACGATGTGCATCTAAAAGAGCGATATATGCAGGGCGGTGAAAAGACCGAGGCGGGCAAAAACCGCATTATCCCTATTTTGGACCCCATTTATAAAATTATTGCCTTTTGGATGCTTGACAGCGGCTATGAGTGGCTGATACCGTCCAAAGCCGGTACAAAGCTGGACAAGCGCAACGTGGCTACAAAGTTTCGGGCCTTGATGCAGGAGTGCCACATAGAGGGGGTGCATCCGCATACGCTGCGCCACACGGCCAGCAGCAAGATGGTGGAGTGCGGCCTGGAAAAGACCGCCGTGCAGGCCATCTTGGGTCACAAAAATTTCTCCACCACAGCAAACAAGTACGTCTCCCACAATGACCCGGATTATCTGTTGCAGGAAATGCGAAAGATGAAGTATTGATTTGTTAGATTGTTTGTTAGATTGTCACGTTCATCCAGGATATTTTAAGGCATTTCAAGCAAAAAGAAAAACGCACGGACGATTTGTTTTTATCGTTCGTGCGTTTATTTTTGGAGCTGGTGACAGGAGTTGAACCTGCAACCCACTGATTACAAATCAGTTGCGCTGCCATTGCGCCACACCAGCGAGTATCATTTGCACAGGGTACTTTAGTAGAATACCAGAAACCTCCCCGATTGTCAATATCTTTGTCCGGCCCCGGCCCCGACGCCGGCAATACCATCCGAAGCCGCGACGGCAAAAAGCTGCTGGACGAGGTCATCCACCTCATGGATAAAAACAACAAGCTGGGCCTCGTGAAGCTCATAGAGAACGGCGAGAACGTCAAAACGCTGCACTTCCACCCTCTCCCTCTCCGATGTTGCAGCCCTCGGTGCGGACGATACGCCTTTCACCCTCAGCCACAGCGGCTCCACCGCCACCTTCACCGTGGGCGGCGCAGACCACAGCGCACTGCTGAGGTAAGCAGATCACCATCCTCCATTCCTTCCACATAACGACCAAGGCCCCCGCAGTTCTGTTCCGGACTGCGGGGGCCTTGGCGTTTTATTCTGATAAAATCTTACTTCAGCTCCCGCTGTACGGCAGCGAAGTCCTCGAGGGTCAGGGCCTCGGGGCGGATGCGGGCATCGAAGCCCGCCGCCTCGATGGCCGCGATGACCTTATCTTTCGGCAGGCCGAGGCCGCTGGCGATGGCGTTGGCGGCGGTCTTACGGCGCTGGCCGAAAGCGGCACGGATGAGGGCGAAGTAGCCGTCCTCATCCTCCACCTGTACGGCGGGAGTGGTGCGGATGTCCATCCGCACCACAGCGCTGGTGACCTTCGGGGCTGGGTAGAAGCTGCCCGGCGCGGCGGTGAACATCAGCTTCGAGGTGGCGTAGTAGCTCACGGCGCAGCTGATGGCGCTGGACGCCCGGGTGCCGGGGGCGGCGGCCAGACGGTCGGCGGCCTCCTTCTGCACCATGACGGTGAGGTTCTGGATGGGCAGGCGGTCGCCCAGCAGCTTCATGACGATGGGGCTGGTGATGTAGTAGGGCAGGTTGGCGCAGACAGCCACCGGCATCCCGGGGAACTCCTCCTCGATGAGGGCGCGGAGGTCTACCTTCAGAACGTCCTGCAATACCAGCTTGAAGTTATCCACGCCCGCCATGGTCTCGGCCAGCAGGGGCGGAAGGCGCTCGTCCACCTCGATGGACACCACCTTGGCGGCGCGCTGGGCCAGCTCTTTGGTCAGCACGCCGATGCCGGGGCCGATCTCCATCACGCCCCAGCTCTTATCGACGCCGCTGGCGTCCACGATCTTGGGCGGCAGGCCGGGATTGATGATGAAGTTCTGTCCAAAGCCCTTGGAGAGCGCGAAATCGTATTTTTCGCACAGGGTGCGGATAACGGAGAGGTCGGTCAGCTCCGGCAT